TGATCGAGGTGGTGTATGCCTACCAGAAGGCTGTGGATGAGGACGGTGTGCCGGGCGTGTTCTACACGGTGTTCAGCCCTCAGGTGGGCGACAAGTGGGGCTACTTCGAGGCTTTGGACTATGCGCATGGCCAGTACCCGTTCGTGGTCTGGCGCTCGGAGCTGATCCACCGGCAGATCACCGAGAGCCGCGGTGTGCCCGAGGTGTGCATGACCTGGCAGGAGGAGGTGAAGGCGCAGCGCGACTCGGTGTTCGACTACACGAGTCTGGCCACGCTGCCGCCCATCGAGGTCCCGAAGACCCGTGGTGGCAACCTGAAGATCGGCCCGGCGGTGCAGGTGCCGGTGCTGCGCCGCGGTGAGATCGGGTTCATGGCGCCGCCCGCCCGGGAGCCAGGGGTTGCCTTCCAGCTCATGGCCTCGGTGGAGGCGCAGACCGACCGCTACTTCGGGAGGCCGACCGAGAAGGTCCCGCCTGTCATCACCCAGATGCGGCAGCAGCGCCTGATCAACAACTGGCTGCATGGGTGGACCGAGGCTTTCCGCCAGGTGCTGGCCCTGACCCTGCAGTACATCGGCCCGGCTGAGATCCAGCGGATCACGGCCTCGCAGACGCCGTTGCCTGAGAACGTGCAGGACTTCGACGTGATGCTGAAGTTCGACATCCGGGAGTTGAGCACCGACCTGGTGACCGAGAAGCTGAAGGCTATCAGCTCGCTGGTGCTGCCTTTGGACACCGCCGGTGTGATCGACCGGGCCAAGCTGATCTCGGTGGCGCTCCGGGCGATTGACCCGACATTGGCGACCGAGCTCGTGATGCAGCAGGGTCCGGCTGCCCAGAAGATGTTCAACGAGACCAACGACGAGATCGCGCTCATGTCGCTCGGCAACCCGCCGCAGCTTCGGGAGAACGATCCGACGGCGGCCATGCGCCTGCAGTTCAGCCAGCAGGTGCTGCAGAGCAACCCGAAGTACCAGGCCCAACTGCAGCAGGACCCGCTGTTCCAGGCTAACCTGCAGAAGTACCTCGAGAACCTGCAGTTCAGCATCCAGCAGCAGCAGAACGCGGTCACCGGCCGCCTGGGGGTGCAGGCGTGAACGAGGAGCAGCTCAAGGAGGCGCTGTCGGTCAGCGACGAGCACCCGGTGATCAAGGCGTTCCTGCAGATCATCTCCGACCAAGAGGAGTCCGAGGTGTTGGCCGGCATCCTGCCCAACCTGTCCGCCGAGGACCGTGCCTACAACTGCGGCCGGGCGGCTGCCATCAAGGATCTCAGCAGCTCCATCAGGCTGCTGCGAAGTGCTAGCCAGTTGACTTCCGGTCGGCCATAGGCTCTCACTCAATCAACGGCTTCTGGGTTGGCCTGTAACAACCCTGGCGCACCATACCCGGCTTGCAGGGTCTAAACCGCATGGACATCCCGAATGCTACTACGCAGGAAGCGACACCTGCCCAAAACACGGCACCGCCCCCGATCAACCCGATGCAGTTCGACGAATCGGCGTTGGCCAAGCTGCTGAAGACACGATTCAGCGGGGAGGAAGACAAGGCAGCACCCGTCGAGCAACAACCGCCGGAGTCTGAGACCGCGAGTGCGGAAGATCAGGCCGAGGCTGCGGAGCCGACCGCAGAACAAACGGAACCACGGGCCGAGTCGCCCGAGGAAGTTCTTTCGGAAACGGAGGAAGAGGAGGAGTCGCTGGGTGTGCGCAAGCGCATCGACAAGCTCACTCGCCAGAAGAAAGAGGCGATGGAGCGTGCCGAGGCGTTGGAGCGCGAGCTCAACGATGCGAAGGCGAAGCTCGAGCAGACGGCCGATCGGCCTGTTGCTGTTGCGAACCAATCCGACCCTTTCAGCGACGTCTGGGACGTGACCAAGCTCAATGATGAGTGGACCAAGGCCCGGAACCTGAAGCGGTGGTGCGAGGACAACATCGACGGGTGCGAGGTGGACGGCAAGGAGTACAGCGCGGAGGACGTAAAGCAGATCCGGCGGCGTGTAGAAGACGCCATCGACCTGCACATCCCCAACCGTGCTCGGTTCCTGCAGTCCTACCAGCAGATCAAGCCGGTGGCCGAGCAGCTCTATCCTTGGTGGAAGGACCGTTCCAGCGCCGAGTACACGGCAGCGCAGCAGGTCTTGCGGCAACTGCCGCAGATCTCGCAGCTCCCGGAGTACCAGGTGCTGATCGGCGACTTCATCGAGGGGCGGCGCCTGCGTCTGGAGCGTGAGTCTGCGAAGGGGAAGCCCTCGTTGCCTCGTGTTCCTGCGAAGGCCCCGAGCCAGCCAGGTAAGCCAACGGCAGCGCCCGTCAAGAAGGACGCATCCCAGGCCCAACTGCAGGCCGCCAAGTCCCAATTCCGCCGCTCTGGATCAACCACTGAACTGGCTCAAGTACTGAAAAGGATGCTCTAACCATGCCCCTGCTCCAACCCAATCAGGGCGGCTCTGCGCCGCTCGCTTCTACGTCCGCCGCTCGTGAAGATCTGGCGGACTACATCGCCATCGTCGACGCCAAGTCGACCCCGTTTGTGTCCATGGCCCCCAAGGGCAAGGACATCGGGAATATGCAGTTCTCGTGGCAGGTCGACAATTACGGCACCCCGATCCTCGGTGGCGTGCCGGACGGCACTGACGTGACCGTCGCCAATGCCTCCAACCCGGTGGTCAATCGGACCCGCCTTAACAACTACGGCCAGGCGTTCCGCCGCGACCTCCGCATCGGCTTCATTGCCGAGACGCAGGAGGTCGCCGGTGTGACTGATGAGTTGGCCAACGGCATTGCCAAGAAGCTCGTCGAGATCAAGCGCGACATGGAGTCGACCTTCATGTGCACCAACCAAGCCGCGCAGATGGACACTGGTCCCGGCGGAAATGCCTACCGCACCGGCTCGATGGGTAACTGGTTGAACAGCAACAACTCCGCCAACATCGGCGCCTGCGCCTCCGGTTCGCCGTTTGCGCCCGCCTCTGGCGCTGTTGATTCTTCGACTGCTGCGGCCTCTTTCACCGAGGCTACCGCTCAGAACGTGCTGACCGCTATTTATAGCGCCACCGGCACCTTCCGGGACTACGATTGTATCCTCGGCACCACGCTCAAGCGTGCGTTCACCAACCTCACGGCCTCTGGAAGCGTTGTTGTTACTACCCCCAACACTGGTGTTGCTGCCACCAGCGTCCGCACGTTCAACCAGGAGCTTGGAAGCGATACGTTCAAAAACTCCATTGATCTTTTCGAGGGAGACTTTGGGCGGCTTGTTTTACATCCGACCCAATTTTTGGGAGCTGCTGCTACTGGTGGCACCACGCTGTCAGCCACGGCCACCAAGGGCTACGTCATCCCCATGGACATGGTCGAGGTGCGCTATGCCAAGCTTCCCCAAGTCAAGGCTCTGCCTGACGCTGGCGGCGGTCCTGCCCGTCTTGTTGAGGCCATTGCCGGTCTCGTGGTGAAGAACCCGAGCGGTTTCGGCTTCTTCAACTGCACCTAATCGTTGAAACACCGGGGGAGGCCTGCACAGGGCCTCCCCCTCTTCCCATTTCCAATGGTTCACAATTCCGCCACCTCGGTACTCGCCAACGCCCTCGACGACCTGCCCGGAGAGCTGCGCCGCGCCGTCATCAAGGAGTTCCAGTCCGGCATCCAGAAGGACTGGGTGCAGGCCGGCATCCAGCAGAAGCGCATCGCCAAGGACTCGCAGCGCGATGTTCGGGCAATCGACGGCATCGGCCGTCTTCGGATGCGGATCGATCCGACGCTCTACCATGCCTGGGGCACCAAGTACGGGTACGATTGCTGGAAGGATTCCCAGTTTCTTAGGGAAGTGGAGCGTGACAACCCCGAGGTGCGAGTGCGCTGCGGGGCTACACGCTTGCAGGTCGGTTTCAGCGGTGGCACAAAGCGAAGCAGCCAGAAGTTCAACCTATGAATGTCGGAGCAAATCGTCAGTTGGCCGGCGAGTACGGTGGTCGATACATCGACGCCTCGGCCGGCACCGTGACCGGCAACTGGATGGAGATCCATGCGGTCTCAACGTCCATCCTGGGCACCGTGGCCTCCAACATCACCAACTTCCCTGCCGGCGTGACCATTCAGGCCGGCGACTCGATCTCGGGCGTGTTCACCTCGGTGGCTGTATCCTCCGGGGCGATCGTCGCCTACAACCGCAAGTGGGTCTGATGCGACTGGGACTCGGCCTAGGACTCGGCGTCGAGCAAGCCCTTGGAGGGGCTGGCGGCGGCGCCGACCTACCGATCATCCGGCGCGACCTGCTGCGAGAGGATGATGGCTTCACCCTCCTCGAGTACGATGAGGGGCAGCCGACCTACAAGATCGTCATCACCTACGGTACATTTGATTCCTTGATGCTGGAGGACGACGTGACTTTCCTTCGGCAAGAGGACGACGGAAAACTCATCATCCAAGCGAACTAGCCATGGCAGACACCAAAATCACAGCCCTAGCTCCCATCGGAGCAATTGACCCGGCGAACGACGTCCTCCCCATCGTGGACGTGTCGAACAACAGCATGGCTGCGTCCGGCACGACCTGCCGTGTGACCACAAACCAGCTTCTGCAGGCCAATGCGATCGCAAGCCTCGCCTCCGCCACCATCACCGGCGACCTGACGGTGGATACCAGCACGTTGAAGGTGGACAGCGCGAACAATCGGGTGGGTATTCAAGTAGCAAGCCCATCAGACACGCTTGACATCGGAGCAAACGATGGAACCGCAAAGAGCATTGCGTTGCGATACTCAACGCTGCCGCTTTTCTTGTCGTCAACATACGACGGAACCAACGGAATCAACACGCTGTCAATCAACAACAAGAACACATCGACAGAATCAGCGTCTTGGGCAAGCGCAATCAATACAACTTACGGATCGTCTGCAATTCAAACCCTGTCGTACATTGGAGGCGGAGAGGTGAGGATGTTTACCTCTTCGTCATCTAATGCTGTTCCTTCTGAACGGTATCGTATTGATAACACAGGAGTTAGCACTTGGTCCGTCGGCGGCTCCACCGCCATGACCCTGAACTCCACGGGGCTGGGCGTGGGGACGACTCCTGCGTACAAGCTGCACGTTCAGGAAAACGCGACTAACGTCATTGCTCGTTTCACAGGGTCGAATGCAAATGGATCTGTTATCCAACTGGTAAGCACTTCGACTGGTGGGCGAACATACACCATTGGATCAAACTTTACCATCGGTGGTGCTGGCGAGTTTGCGATCTACGACTCCACCGCTTCTGCTACTCGGTTGTTGATCGACTCCTCCGGCAACGTC